TGCCACTGTTTAGTTACTATAAACGAATTATTAATTCCTGTTTGAACATTTGTTACAGCATCACGTTGCTATATTCCATTTAATCTTTCTCTAAATACTCCAGTGATTGAAGAAGTTGTCTGCTCTACAGAATCAATAGCTAATTGAATAGCTTGAATAGCTTGAACTTTAACAGTATCGTCATACCCATTATATATAGTAGTTAAAGGAGCTTGACCTGTTCCTATTTGACCTTCTTGAGAAGTATCAATTAAAGCCATGCCTTGTTTCTTATAAGCTTTCCACTTCATTAATCTTTCTGATAAATCATCTCCTAGAATAGTTGGTAAAGTAGGTAAATTAATAAAATCACCAACAGAACCAGATTGAGCTATTAGATTATCTCTATAAAAATGTAATAAGTCATATCGGTCTTGAAGTACCATACATTTTTGAACCATAGAAAAAGGTTCTTTACCCCTGTTATTAAACCATACACCATTAACACTAAGTGTTGCTTTATTAGGTGCATCTTTAGTTCTTACTACATTTTTATCTATTCCTTTTAGTATATAAATTTCAGAACCAATTCTTATAGTAGAATATCTTTGTTCTATAAATTTTTTATCTGTTTCGATCCATTCAACTTCATATACTGGAATAAGATCTCTTTTATAATAACCATATTCAGGAAAACCTGGAGTAACTTCTTCACCAGCTCTTATACCATCAGTTGCAGGAGTACCATCTGGGTTACAACTTCTTACAAAATAAGAACCAGTAGTTTCTAAAGCGTCTGTCCACATTTCTTCTATCTTGGAAATGTCCTCTTTAGATAAATCTTTTCCATATTTACTAAGAATCTAGTTTCGAGTTAAAAAACTTCTAACTACTATTCTATATGATTCATTAATATAAGGAGAATCATAATTTAAATCTGGAAAAACATCTAATGGGTTTAAACACTAAATGTTTATATTATGTCCAGAAGAAGAAGGAAGAACCCTATAAAAAGTAAATCCAGAAACTAGTAAATCAACGAATAGTTGCTTTAACTTAGTTACTAAATCTATGTTTCTAGATTGAATTATATATTCTATAACATTCTATCCAGCAATTTCGTATTCCGAAATAAAGTTTTCATTAATATCTTCTACAAGTTTGTCCAACTATTCTTTTATATTTAGATCCTACATATCTTTGCTACCCAGTATTCGTAAGAGATTATTTTTGAGATTATTTTGTAGGAGGTTATAACATTCGGTAGCAATCTTTAATTGTTTTTCTCTAAATATATTATTAATAGTTTCAGAATCTTTACAAGAAACCTTTGGAAGAATTGGAACATCTAAGTACTCTCCTACTAAAGCGTCAATATGTTTCCTAATTAAAGGAATAAACTCAACCGCTGTTGGCTACCCAATACCAAAGTTCTCTTCTAAGTATTTAAACTATTCCTTATCTCGTTTACAGTTATAATAGTTATATGCTTTCTATATAGCTGTCTTTTCCTAAACAAGTTCAGAAATAGCTAAATCAGTTTTGCTAACAAGTTCTTCTTTCTTCATCTTCCGGATAAATTTTAACTCCTCTAAAGAATTTTACTCTATGTAATTGTCTAGAGACGAGTTCTTGTTCAACAAATTTTAAAAAATCTTCTGCATTTAAATCAGCAGATATTTGTAATATAGGTTTGTCTAGATTGTCAAAGTCTAATGTAACTTTATATCCAGTCCCACCCTTCCCTAATTTAGTCACTTTAATATGTCCAGTATATTTACATTTGTATTTATACTCAATCATATCTAAAATGGCTTTTTCCATATCATTCATCTATATCTTGAATTACTTGTTATATTATAACCATCAACATAGCCTGTATTTATCTATCCTCTAGCATAATGTTCTTGTTGTTTAGGGATTATTCCCCAGTGTTTTATACCTCTCTCATCAGTATAATAACCAACATTTTTGAACTCTTCTCTTTTAGGTTGTTGTTGGGTAGGAACTACTTCAGATAATTCTTCATCTGCTATTTCAGCCATTTGACAAGCAGCAACCATATCAAACTTACCTTTATTTTCATCTGAATATTTTAGGAACTAATTTAATAATTCTAAGAACCATATATCAGAATAATAATCTTCTATATAATTAGCTACTAAAGTAAGACCATGTTCTATCATTGCTGTAGAAGTAGTGGTACCGTAAGGAGCTGTGGCACTTTTTCTTTTACTAGGATCACCAGAACATATTCTAGGTCTTCTCATAAAATAGTGCATCCATTTCTCTCTTTTAGCCCAACCAAGTATTCCCACTTTAGATGCTTCTAAGTTAGCAACTGAATTATAATAATACATTAAAGCTAATGTCTATTCGTATGCTTCTTCAATACGTTGAGGTCTGTCTAAGTAATAAGCAACATACATCGGAGATTTCATTCCATGTACTCTTCTTTTTATCATAGCACAGAACTTAGAAGGATTCTTAGTAGCCTCCGAAGTATCTTGCTATCCAAGGTCAATACCGTCAAGACCTGCAACATATAGATTATTCATTTTATTAAATGAAGGTTGTTCTTCTAAAGCTTTTCTATCCATGTATTCTTCTTCAGTTTCTCCTGGCTCTCTATCATTATTTCTTAATTCCCAAAGAGGATGTTGTAATATATGAATAGGTCCATTAGGATGAGGCTTAAATCTCACTCCTGTTATTGTTTCTCTTTTATGATTAGGATTGCTATAAATAAATTCCATATATCCTGTTTCAATCTTAGGTATATAATCCTTTTTAAATTTAATAGCAGCTATTTGTTCTACAAGCTTTACTTTATTAAATATGTTTTCACCTTCAAGAGCAAACGCTTCACTAGGATATAAACAATACTCAGCCTTATAGTCTACAAGAGCTTTTGGAGAAGATTCCAGTTTAGCTCTTTCAGCCTCATAATACTAAGTAGCTTTTTTAATATTACAAACTCCTCTGTTATCAACATATCCAGGTCTATAGAAAGCAATATTTGCTGGAATAAAATAAGCTGTTTTTACCCATTCACCATCTTCGGTATAATTATTTAAAAAAGGTAATACATTATAAGCATCGGGATTAAAGAATATATCTTCAAGTCCTTCAAGTCCGGCTATATCACCACCGGTACCTCCGACCATTCTAATACCGAATCTGTTACCACCAATTTCTACAAGAGCGTTACCTTTAATATAAGATTGTCTAAGTACTGGATTAGAACCCGCTTCTTCATAGATTAATAAATCTACACGGTCACCTCTAATCTTTCTATCATTATCAGCAACAATAGCTTCTATAAGAGAACCCCAACCATCTTCGACTTTCTGACCATTAACCATCTTATAATAAGATGCTTTTTTAGCCATCTATTTATCAAGTACTTGTCTAAGTTTAAAGAATCCACCATCAGTATGATCATTAGCATATGTCATTCCACCCCATACTTTATCAAGAGACTTATCAATATAGTTTTGAGCATTTGCTGTAAGCATACAAACTGAATTTGGGAAACAGTTGTAAATCTAATTACATATAGCTGCGTTTATTTCAGAGAATCCGCAACCACGAGCTTTAAACAATCCACAATCTTTTTTTAGTGTTTTACATAATTCAAAGTAGTGAAAGAATTCATATTGAGCAGAATAAAATTCTGGAAATATATCTTTACGACTTCCTCCAGACTTTTCTACATTGGTTTCAGGTAATTGATAGTAATTAAGAAAGTAATAATATGTTCCAGGAATAGTATAACCATTAACAGTCATACCTTCTCTACATCTTTTATATTCTTTATTCCAAAAATCTCTATAAGCTTTTGAACCAAAATAAAAAGAAGTATAATGACCTGTAGCTATCTTATTATCTCTTGCTTCTGTAAACCATTTAGGGTTAAAATCTAATCCTTCAGTTTCAGTAATAGGTCTATATCCTGTTATTTCATAAGAAAGTCTTTTATCAAAGTATTCAATAGGGTCTCCTATTTTAATATCCCATTCTCCTTCCTTATGTTGTATTTCAGGCTATTGAAGTTCATGTATTTCTTCTTGGAGCTACTATTGTTTATCTTGAACTTCATCTATTATAGACTTTATTTCTTCTGGAACTTCTGGAACAGGGTTTTTACGTGGTCTTCCACGTTTCTTTTTTATTTCTTCCATTATAGATCAGGAACAAATCCTTCAGTAGCTCCTGCACGAATTGCTGATTGTTCTGTAATTTCTTTCTTAACAAGAGATTCAATTTGTTTTAGAACTTCGATTTGTTTAGCAGCATTTTCCATTGCTTTCTGAATATCTGATACTTTATTTACATACTTACCAGTCTATTCATCTCGTTCCTCTAAATCTACATTGTTAAAGTAATCAACAATTTTATCTGTAACCAGCTCTGCTGATTTTAATAATCTAACATAACGATTGGATTCTTGAAGTGCTCTATATTTTCTACAAGCAGCTCTAAAGTCTGGATCATTCCATTCTTCTTCAGTAATACTTGCA